ATGCCATTTCTTTACGCATACTAGTAGCCTTGTAATCCTTCCAAGGGCCAGTCTTAAATTCCATAGGGATGTAGCCATTGCCTTCTTGAAATATTCTGTCAATAATTCCTTGAAGGTGAACTACATACTCTCGGTTCAAACTAAACTCTTCGTTGTTATTCCATGCACCGCCTTTGTATGGGCCTACAGGAATAGTAATCTCACAATCGAACTTACCTTCATTACATACGGGCAAGTATTCATGTGTTTTGTTTTCCGCTACTGCGTCAATAAATCGTTGGGATTCAAAGACTGCAATAGTTTGGTAGTCTTCGCAGTAGTCGTCTATAGGGAATAGGCTAGAACAGTAGTCTAGTATTTCACTATTGGACATTGTTTCAGCCTTCTTAATATCGAACTCATTGAAGAAGTCTTCTCTAGCATTATGCATTATTGTTCCTTTACGCATAGCCTCGGTTTGGTCTTGGGGCAAACGCTGTTGGTAACTAAAGTCGTATTTCTTAGGACACCACTGGTATGTTCCCAAAGAAGACTTTGTTATTTTCAATATAGGTTCCGAAGGGTCGCTGTAATTTTCGGGCAACCATTGGTATGTATATTCCTGCATACTGTCTATTTCTGTTTTATAATCACTTTCTGTTTCACTCATTTTTACCACCATTCATCTAATTTCTTTTGCTTATTTTTAATCGTTTCTGTGTGCCAACCCATAGCATCGAATATAGGTTGGGCTTTGTTTATTACTTGTTCCGCATAATGACTCCAATCGGGAGTAAATTGTTTTAAGTCTTCAAAGGTTGTTCCTGCAACCCATTCAGCCGACTTTCTTTCGTTAGTTAATGGGTTTGTATAAAACCCAATAGGAATAATTTTCATATAAATATATGAATTATCATAGGTGAAGTTTAACTCTTCATGCCCGTATAACATTCCTGCAATACCCGAACCTATTGATGGTCGCTTACCATCTAAAGTAGTAAAGGTCTTTTTTAATTTAGCACATTTGGTACAGTATTCTAAATCATATATCTCCATCAAATTGTATTTTCTATTACAAGAACATTTGATAGCGAACCTATTTTCCTTTAGTCGGCTTCTTTTAACGACATCCGTAATTGAGTTTTTACCATTCAATACTTTCAAAAACTCTTCTCGGCAGTAGTCTACTATACTGTCTTCGCTAGAACCAGCCACCCACATTTTTAATACAGTGGTCTGTATTCTTTTAGCGAGTGGTGTTTCCGATATTCTCTTGGCAGTAAAACCTGTCATGGTAAACTTTGGTTCTTCTAAGTAAACCCCGTCTTCCCATGAGATTAAACCTGCATTTCTATTCTTGGTAGAACCAACCCCTAGTGAAGAAAAGTATTTCTCAAACTCTAATACTACTGGGTGTTCATCGAGTCCTAATACATTAGGGAATGATTCTCTAACATAGTTGTTTATTTCTTTTAGGCTTTCATGTGCCTGTTCTATAGATTCTACTTTGATGTAGATAGAATCTGTATGTCCGTAAACTACCTGCATACAATCTCAACCTAGATAATAAGTAAACTTATTTGCGGGTGCATCGTGTAGTTCTTGAAGTTCTTGAACTGCTTTATACAGAGAAAGAAGTCTTTGGTTCTCTGTATAGAGTGCATCCATTTCTGCTTCAATGTTTATTATTCGGGCCTCTAATTTATTTATTTTATCTTTATCATTCATAATATCACCATTACTATAGTAATGATGGTTGCTATATTTACTATATTAACCATCATCAAAATCTTATTACTTCGTTTCACATTATCCAATAATTCCTGTAAGGTATCATTGGTTGTTCTTTGCACTTCTATCAATTCATCTAAATTAAACATTTATTATTTCCTCCTTAACCTACTGTTTTTCCAAGAACTACACCTTTGACATATTCTTAGATTAGGATGTAGAACCCTTGTTTCTCTGTTGCATATATTACAGGTCATGCTATTACCTCCACGCCACACGCAATACATTTGTTTTCTTCAATATCTTTTTTGTATAAATGGATATTGCATGTCTCGCATATGGTTATTGTTCCGGTCATTGAGTTATCTCCTTAACGAATCGCCCACGACCTATCCTTTTTGAATGCTTCTTACAAACCCATGTGGCGGAATAAGCATCTCCTATGTGTGGAGAAGAACCTCTTTCTTCGATTATCTTATCTACTAATTCCCTAGCAGTAAACACTCCTGTTGTTTTTTCTATCTCAACAATCAACCACTTTTCAAAATACTTATTCATTCTTCTTCACCACCTAGATATTCATAAGCGTCTTCTTTGGCTTCACACGCACACGCTTTGCAGTTAGCCTTACCTTCAAATTGAGGTTTATGTTTTAATGGTTTAATACATTTCATACTTTCATCTCCTTAGCCTTGAATGCCGCTAGTCTAATCGCCTCTCTCGCACTAGCAGTAATGCTAGCCGCTAAATCTACATCAGCCCAACCGAACCCCTTGTAAGCGAGGATTCCGTAGAAGGATGCCATGAGTCTTTTGACCGCCATTTGATTATTATTCCACTTAGCGGTTTGCTCTTTGTTGTTACTATTCCTAGCCTCTTTCATGTTAGCCTTGTATTCGTTTCTTAAATCCTTTAAGGCCAACAAAGACTTAGGCAATAGCCCTAATTCTTCTGTAGTGTAATACAACATTTTTCTTTCGTAGTCTTCGCCAACACTTCTCAAGTTTTGAGGAGTATTTAAATCAGCACCGAATACTGTTTCGACATCACTCTTAGTTTCAAAAGAAATGTTTCTAGCAATAATCATACTAGGGTAAAGTCCTGCAAAATCAAAAGCCGCTACATTGTAATGCAATCCGTTTGTTCCTTCGTCTAATGGATTGTAAACCATAGCACCGGAATAAGAAAGAGTCTCTTTACACTTCTTACAAACCTTAAGTTTCTTATCGTTAGGGTTTTTATAATTACAAGCATCACATATTTTATACTGGGGCTTACTACCCGTTGGTGCTTTCCACCAAGCATTACGCATAAAATACATAGAACCCATATTAGATGCAAAGAAACAAGCATCGAAAGGTGCAACTAGTAATCTCTGTAAAGAAAGAATTGCCTCCGAAGTAAAGTTCTCTTCATCAATCTTTCTAAGCAATTCTACATCTACAATAGCATACTGTAAATATGCCGAAGGGTCTTCTAACCAACCTCTACGGTAAAACTCGTTAGGGTCAGTAAACTTAGTTTCAGTATGCTTACCTTCTCCAAACAATGTCTTAGATACATAGTCTAAAGAAAGACTTGGTAGAGTTCCTCTTTGAGCATCATTCCATTGTCGTTCAAATGCCAAGTCTAAGTTAAGAGTAATTCGGCCTTTGATTGGTTGTGCTGTTGGGCCGTAGCCATCACCTTTAGTAAAGACCCATTCACCATTCCTGTAAAACACTCCTTCAATAACTCCTAGTGGTGAAATACCTAAAGGGTTAATATCTAATGCACAGCATCGTTCTAATAACTTAGGCAAATCGAACTTCAAACCAAACCATGCAATAAGCATGTCGGGGTCGCAGTGTTCCATACACATTAAGAATTGTCGAATCATTTCTTCTTCACTATCCTCGATAAAGAAAATAGAATCGTAGCCTTCTACTTTAGGTTCTACAATGTTTTCATTAGGTGTTGGTTGCCAAGTCCATGTGTAGAATTGATTATCAAAGTTATCATAGCAAACAATAGCAGTAATTTTGTTGTCATGTTCTCCACCCTGTTGCCATTCCATATCCCAATACCACTTACGCATATTGTATTCGGGCATTGATTTCATCTCATCAATAGCATATCTGTAGTGCATAGGGACATCTGCTTCATAAGTTTGGGAGAAATTATCCTTTGCTCTGTAGATGTCTTTAGGCATATCCACATAGACCTTCTTTAACGATTCACCTTCTAGATTAACCCAATCACCATGTTCATATTCATAGTCCCTAGTAATTGTTTTGCTTACTTTGTAAGTAGTAGGTTCTCTAGCAGTCTCTTTAATATAAAAATAAGGCTTGTAAGTATCATTCTTAATCACTTTGTTTCCGTCGCTGTCTCTCCAAGAGAGGTAAATATTATTATTATCATTTGTTATTATCATTGTATTCACTATTCCATATGAGGAACCTTAACTAGTAGGCGGTCTTCTCCGACTAATAGTATTGGGAACTCGTCTTTAACATAGAAGGTTATTGTTTCTCCCTTGAAGAATTTATGCAGTGGGCCTGTAAAACACACTGTTGCTGAATAGCCCTTTCCGTTTTCTACACTCGCAGTAGTGGTATATCCTTTAACTCCAATTACACTTGAAGAAATTCCTACTTCTCCCATGTTTTCTACATTCCAATCTAATTTGTAAACTCCTGTGCCTATCAATTCACATTGATTAATTGCTTCTCTAAAATCCGAGGTAGCAATTTCAAAAGAACCTTCAAATGAATTGCCATTAAATTGAGGCATTTCATTATCTAATTGTAAGTCCATTAAGTAAAGTCTTTGAATTACTTCATGGTGTGGATGTTGATTAACTCTAGGTAAAGTAATTTCAGTATTGAGAGAAGAAATAATTACTCGGTCTAAAATCGAGACTTCAATTTCTCCTGTCATCTTCTTCAAGAAAGGCAGTAGTGTTTTGATATTCAATACTCCGTTTTGTGTAGAGTCGTCTAGTATTGTTATATCAAGAACTATTTTGTTAATGTAACTACCATCACCATTCCACAATTCTAGCAGTCCAAATGTTGAGTTTACTGGATTGTCTTTCAAATCTAAGAAAACATATTCACTCAATACACCCGACTTAACGCCACCACTTTGAGCATACTTACCACTACCCATGATGTCTTCTAATCCGGTTCTAAACTCTTTTGCATCTACTGTAAACTTCATAGTGTTCCCTCTTTAAGTTCTTTGAATCCAGTCCAATTAACATTACCATCTCTATTAACTGTTAGGAATGAAACTCTCTTACCTAGAAGAGAAGGATTGTACTTACTACTTTTAACAGTAACAAAGTATTCCATACCTTTCTGTGTGTTTCTTTGGTTCGTTTGAAGAACAGTCCATAGGTGAGAGTCCCAACGATTCCAAATAGCAGTCGGTGGTTCGTCTCTAAACGGGGGTTTAGTATGAGTGATATAGATTTGGTCGCAGTCTAATGCTTCCATCTCTTTCATTACTTCTTTGAATGGTTGATTCCGGTGAAACCAATCTTGCTGTTTAGCAGTCTTCATTGGTCGCATTCTAGATGTTTCCATACCTGCCATGTAAAGAGTGCAGTAGTCTAACCATGTATCTACTCCATCCCAAACAAATACAATTTCTTCTGTCTTAGCAGTCAGTTTAGCAAGTGCGATAAATGAACGAATATTACCTTGTGTTTGGTAAGGCATAAACTCTCCATCTTCATCATATGCGGCAGGGTTAAAAACAATAATCCTATCAGTAGAATCATGGTTTGTTTGCCAAGTTGGGACTGAACCATTGTCTACATCTAAGTAGAAGGTTTTCTTTGTCAAGTCCATAGCCAATCCTGTTTTACCTGTCTTAGCATCCCCTTCAATACCCACCTTAATTCTCTTAGGGGCATTCTTATGCTGTTCAGTTTGTTTTAGAAGTTTGCTTCTAAGTCCCTCAATGTTTATTTCTGTCTGTTTTTTATTATCCATTTTTATTCACCTGTGTATCGTGTTTTATATTTTTTCCATGCACTTACTAACTCGGCTACATCTTCTTCATAGTCTAGTTGTAGTCTTGTTTCTTTAGAGCCTATGTGTAGTTTAACAAAGTAAGATTTGTCATCATAGTTTTCTTTCCATGTAATGAAATCTACTTCACTAAAACTAACTACCCATGTTCCATCCTTTTCTACAAAGGATGAAGTAATTGTAATTGAGTCACTCAATCGCTCAACCCCATCTTATCTAATTTCAAGGCATGTAGAAAATCCTCTAGTGTTTTACCGCTACAAGTTTGTATCACTACACTAGGATGTCCCGTGTATAATTTAACTTCTACTTCCTTTTTTCCGTCAATGTTTGTCAAATACTGATAAGACACATGTTGTAATCTGTCTATCGGTATTGTCGCTCTGTCTGTTGTTATCATTTTATCCGCTATACTTAACATATTTTTACCTCTTTAAGAATATAGGCTTCGCACCTATCCGAGTGTCATTCTACCGCCACACTTACACGGCATGAGTATTACTCAATCAAAACCAGTCAAGGTCTTCTCCTTTAGCCTCTCCGATTTCTTCTACTTGGCCCTTTCTTTCGGTAACATAAAGTCCCGATAGATTGATTGTAGCAGGTTCGTAGCCGTCATCACCCTCTCTTTGAGAAGTTCGACCAATTACAACAACCTCCGAACCAATTCCGAAGTCAATGTTAATGTGTTCGGGAACCCAGCAAGTAGTCATTCCGTCAGTATCATAGTCAAAGTCTGCATTTAAGTCAGTCAAGTTAATGATACGGTTTCCGTTAGAAGTGGGGGTCATGTTCATATTACAAACAGTTCCCATAGTAATAACGAAACGCTCTACTGATGGTCTATCTCGCAATTCTAAATGTTTTGCATCTAGCATTGTTAGAGAAGCAATATTTTCCGAAGCCAATTCACTAGCCTTGTCAAACAAGTTAATAGAGGAAACATCTCGGAAGACATCTCCTTCGGGGTCTTGTTCACTGTTCATCAATAGACTACCAATAGTCTTCATAGAATATCCGTAAATAAATCCATGTCTATTAGAATCCTTAATGACTGTCATGTGTAGCCACTCAAAAGTTGATGGTGCAAATTCTACTCCGCCCTTGTTCTTGTATGAGAAGTAGTAAAGTCCGTAGTCTGTGTCGTCTCCGACCTTACCTACAAACACACCACTTCGTCGCAGTAGTTCCTTAGCCAATGGCTTTCCGTAGTTTTTGTTCTCGTCACCGTTTTGGTATCGTTGTTGTGAATCAAGAGGAATGACAATACTACCATCCTCAAGATATTCAGCACCATCGGATAGTTTCGATAGTATTCTAGTCTGTTCTTCACCATCGTAGTATCGAGATACAGCATACTTACCTTCTGTATTCTTTTCTGCTGTTGCTACTAGGCCTGTCGCATGTGCATTGTATGGGTCACGATTCCATTCATCAATTGCTCGCTTTCTGTTGTATGCCATCATGTCTCTAGGTTCTTCAAGAGAGATAAAGAATCCAAAGGCATCGTCACCAAAGCCTTTCTTTTCAGTCTTTCCTGTAGTGTCTTTTTTCATCATACGCAATTGTTGAGAAGCGTAACTTCGCCACAACCCTTTCGCTAGAGGGGAGTCCGTAGACACCTTGTTCTCTTCACATATATTTTCAAATTTCGATTGAGCATCAGTTACACTGATACCCAACTTCTCTGCCGCTTTACTTATTTCGTTTTGCATGTTTTTTTCCTCCTATACTAGATTTCCCACCATCCATGAAGCGAGTAATTTAGGTGTCATGGTGTGGGAACGCCATTCACTTTCTCCAATTACTCGCAGGAATTTCAGTTTTGTATTACTATCCATTTCGGATGCAATAACATAGTCATGTAATCCTACACAGATTTCCTTGATAGAAAACCCGTCGTAGATGAGATTATGTAGATTAGTTAATACTTCGTTTGGATTTTTATTTGTTATTTCAATTACTATTTTTTCATATTGTTGTAAGCCCTTTTCGACTTGAACGCTCAACCGACTACCCGTTGCGATAGACGCTTGGATTTCGGTGATTGTCCGTCTTAAATCACCATCGAAAGCATATATAAACTCTCTTAGTCCTTCGGGAACGGTGTGATTTTCACACTTCAATATGCCTTCAACAACCTCCTGCACAACTTCAAAAGTGATTCTCTTGAAGTGATAATTTGCACACCTTGATTGTAAAGCGTAAATTATTTTATTTCGATTGTTGCAGGTAATAATAAATCTAATGTTTTTAGAATACCTTTCCATCATTCTTTTTAGTGCCGCCTGTGCATCGGTAGTCATACCATCCATTTCATCCAAAAGAATAATTCGGAAAGGCACATCACCAATACTACCGCTTTGAGCAATTTCTTTTATTCTTGTTCTTACTGTCTCTAGTCTTCTATCATCCGAGGCATTTACTTCAAAGAAGTTGCTCGCTGATTCTTTACCCAAAAGACTAGTCGCTAGTGCAAGTGCTACTGTTGTTTTTCCTGTACCGGAACCTCCGTAAATTAGAAGGTTTGGCATCTCTTTGTTTACCGCCCAATGGGTAGCATCCATAACAAAGTGTTCTTGTCCTACTACATCTCCTAATTTACTCGGTCTATATTTTTCAGTCCACAACATTATATCCTCTCCAACTTAGATTCTATTTCTTCTATTTTAGATTCAACTTCGTTAATTGCTCTAGGTAATTCAATATCTATATGATGGGGTTTGTAAATATCAACCCAATCTAAGTTATCATAAATCATTTCTATATCATTAAGTTGGTCGTAGAGTTCTTTGTATTGTATGAGTCTATTTTCTATTTCTTTTATCCTTTCCGATGCTTTCATATTTATTCCTCCGTTCTAGCCGCCCATATTGCCTGTCGGCTATATTCAAACTGCCTAGGTTTACGAGTAGTCTCTCCAATTTTTACAAAGGTTCTACGCTTCATAATATTTGTTAGTTCATTCATAGTTACATTGAGGTAGGTGTTCTTTCGTTTAACTCTAGAGGAGGTAGACTTGTATTCTACCAACCTATCGTAAATCTCACCTGTCGTCAATTGTTTTTCTTCATTTAATATCTTCACTATTATTGCCTGTGTTCTCTTGTGTTTCATTTTTATTCCTCCAATATCCTGTATTGTTTTGTATTCCTACTAATTGTGCGTGGTTACTAAGCAGTCGGCCTAATTCCGACATAGATACTCCCCACTTCATTTCTTGATTTAGATGATTGTAAACTTGGTCTGTTGATTTAGACCCACCTTTCAAGAAGGCTTTCATTTTTCTTACTGCTACTACATTAGCCGCCATTAGAAGTCACCTAAGTTTAATTGCTTCATCTTTTTTACTCTAGGTTTGGGTGTTCTCTTTTCTCCTAAACCTATCAATCTACAGTCGCCATTGTTTAGTTTCTTCTTGGCATATGCTGTAAAGTCTTCATCTTCTATTAATTGTTTTAACAGTCGTGCTTCACCGGACTTCAAACCTAATCGCCTACAAATGTTTGGTATTTTAGAATATGCTTTCCGGTGTGGCATTCTAGGCTTTCCAAATTTCTTTCCTGTGTGATTATACGCAAGCATTTCAAAAAAGTATTCCTTGTTCCACCGTCTCTTGACAACACTATCAATGAAAACTAATTTATTAGGGTGTTGGTTTTCAGCCAACCAATTAATTATTTGAGTGTCGGGCGGATTATTAAATCGTAACAACCCCAATACCTTTTCCCTGTTACTCTCCTTTAAGTAATCATTAACCAAAGAAAACATATCTCTTTCAAAGGAAAAAGGTTCTTCACTTCTAGGTGCTATCTCTTTAATAGAATCTCTAGTATGTGATTTACTACCTGCTCTTTTGAATTTAACCATGTTCTTTATTTCATTAGGGACTGACTTTTGGTTAATACTCGTCATCACTACCTTTCCCCTATACTTCCTAAGAACATCTAGTATAACATCATTTTTAGGTTTGTAGTGTAGGTCTTCTATTATAATTCCATTATCTACAGGTAATGAAGAAGGGTCTTTGATGTCCATAACATTAGCATAGTAAACAAACGCATTAGGAACTATCTCTAATGCTTTAGTTGTTTTACCTGTTCCATGTTTTCCTGTGATAATAATTGCTCTTTCTTTTTTTATATTAGTTAGTCCCATTTATATTCCTCTTATTGTTACTATTGAATCGAAACCTTCTAAAGTTAAATGTTCTTTGTTTACAAGTTTCGCTATTACTATTCTGTAATTTTCTATTGAGTTGTTTGCATCGGAAAAGTGGGGAGGTATTAACTCCATCACTTTTCTACAGTTTTGAATCCCCGATACTCTAAGTATTGGTTTTGGTCTTGAAGGGTTTTCGATAAGAGACAATTTGCTTTTTATATTGTATTGCCCCAATGTTCTGTGTATGTCTTTTAAGAACTTTTCATCTGCTCTAATTGCTATAGAACATAACACTGCATACCCTATTTTATATGAATCATCTCGGATAATATTTATTTCATAGACCGCCTTAGAAATAAATACCCCCACTAATACTTCTTTAGGGAACATTTTTATTCACACTCATCCCTAAATACGAATGCTTCTTTCCAAAGAAACCAAGAAGTATATTTCTGTAAATGTAGTTTTCTAATTTAGAAGCATCACCGGCTAAGATAAATTTCAACAAGTCTCCCATATCTGTTTCTTCAATCACTACTGTTTGAGGAGTATTGATTCCTTTCTTGGCTAACATTATACCATTGACATAACTCATGTGATATATTTCGGTTGGAGTTAGTTCATCTATAATCTCAAAAACAAATATAGAGGCGGCCCCATATTTATGAACATAGTCTTCTACTAACTCCAACACCATACTAATTACCCCATCATTGTTTCTACTGTTTCTAGAGTGTCTATGTCTTGAACATACTTATCATCTCTTAACTTGGTCTTTCTAGGAAACCTAAGCCCCAATGAACCATCGGAATTTTTTGATATTAGGTCAGCCGATACAGTAATTACTACTCTTGGTAAGAACCTATACATCCCACCTTCATGTCCGTCTACTATTTTCCTAAGTGTAGAAGTTAATGAAACTAATTCAGCATCAGTAAAGCCTGTTCCGACTTTACCTATCTCCATAAAACCACTGCCATCCTTTACGGCAATATCAAAACTGCCGAAGACATTGGCTCTAGAACCTGTTCCGTATGAAGCACCAAGAATAACTACATCTAATTCAATTCGTGGAGGTTTATATTTAGCCCAACCTGCTGAACGCTTTGCAGGTTCATATGCCATGTTTGCATCCTTTACAATTATTCCTTCAAAACCATCACTAATTGCTTGGTTGTAAAAGGCTAGTGTATCACTACCCTCTTCCATTCTATGTGCTTGGTCGGGGAGACTACTAAACTTTTCAAGTCTTTCTCGGTAAGGTAAATCCATAATTACTTCATTGTCGTATTTCAAACAATCAAAGATAACCCACTTTACTGCGACCTTTCTTACTGCCTCTTCTTTGTTCTTTGAATGAACTCTAGTCGCCATTAACTTATGTGGGGCAGGAGAGCCGTCATTATTGATAGGATATATTTCACCATCAAGTATGCAATTAAATCCAGTAGGGTAGCCACTCTGTCTATTGTAAGTAATTATTTGTTTTGAAACATCGGGGAATTGGTCTGTTACTACCTTCCCTGTTCTGTTAAAGATAATTACAGAAGGGCCGAGAATAGTATAGTTTAAGTGTATTTGATACCTGTTACCGTCGTATTTGTAATCTACTATTTTATCATCGGGCCACTTACCCATAGGTATTTCTTTAGCCAACATGGGCTTTACAAACTTACCATGTGTTAGGTTAAGTGGTGGGTTTGTTCCGTTTTCATAGTGAGTAATAACAACTTCAAGAGTGTTCATTGACATGTCTTTCTTTACAGTTGATAGTTTCTTTTCATAGTGGCTAGCAATAGACTTAGTAACTTGTCCTAAACCTATACCGTTGTTTGGGTTTCTTAGCCAATAACGAACAAACCACTTTCTTTCTAAACTTGAAAGAGAGAGTAGAGTTTCTTTAATTAGAATAAAAGAATTGGCATGACCTATGCAATCATGTTCTAGTAAAGTAACTATTTGTTTCAAAGTATAGTCTTGTTCTTTTTCCCTGTCACTTTCTAAATGATATGTTGCTGTACCTAAGTCTTCAAAGGTGTAACAAAGCATTTCTAATTCTTCTTCAAATATATCGAAGGCTTTAGCAATCCACTTCTTTCCCTTTACTGCGGCAATATTATTATTCCTTAATTCAAGAGTTAATATCTTACTTAACAGTAGTGGGTCGAAGTCATTCCATGCTCGGTCAATAACTCTTATCTGTTGTTTCGGGGCCAAGTCTTGAATTGTTTCCATCATTCGGGCTAGTCTGCTCATTGTCATTTAAAATTACCTCTTTTATTTCTTGTTGGTAGAATATTTCTTGATACATTATTGCTATCATATCTTTAATTGGTTGGGAATGTTTGCTATTCATCATAGAAAGTTTCCATAAATACTTAGCCAATTCATCCCACTCACTCCTCTTCACTTAACATCCCTCCTTCGATTTCATGTCGTATTCGGGGAATGTTTGCTATCATACTGTTTAGGACTTCTACTAAATCCTCTCTGTTAATATGATGAGCCGCTAACTGTAGGTATGTTAGTGTGCCAATAGTAACCGGCATTGATATTTCATTTATGTCTCCACCCATTACCATACTCCAATGGGCTACATATGCGCCACGAATTACATCATTGGTATTTTGTATTTCGGGCCACACCTTTGAAAAACCCTCTTTGTGAATGTCGGGTAGTTTCTTTTCAGTCTTAATACACCATGCGGTAAAGTGCTTTTGCTTTGTTTTTTTAATAAATTGTTTCATCTAATCACCTAATATCTCCTCAAGAACACTCAAGAGAATCTTTGCTTCTTTTTTATTTAAACGAATACCTTTTCTACTAGGCTTATCGTTTTTATACCATCGTATGTCTACTACTTCTATTGAGTAATAACTACCGGAGAATATTTTAATTACATCTTCTTCGTTACGGACAATTTGATGTTTGAATGTTAATTCTTCACTCAATAAAATCACCATCCTTGAATTTTTTTAATTCTTTTCTATCTGTGTAGTATCTAGGTATCTCTAATGCACTTAGGCAATTAACTACCCAACAAGCACCACCTAGACTAGATATTTGAACAACTTCATATTGAGAATCGTTTACTGAAATAACTTCCTTTGTATTTATTTCGGGAACTAACCCATACATCCTAGCAATCTCCGAGGCTACATCAGCCATATTGTCTACGACATATTTTATGATGTGCGCTCTTTGAATAGGTATTTTTGGTGCAACCTTAATACTAAGTTTTCCTGTCATGTCACATATTTTACATTTATTACCTTCACATATCGGACAAACTATTTGTGCCGCATGTGGGGCGGGTAATGTTACTGTGACTGCTCGACCCTTCATGTTTATTCCTCAATTAGAACGGCGACTTCAGTTGTTAAAAACATTAGGGCGATTGAAAATGCCGCCGACAAACTACTCTTCGTTACTGTAGTGGGGTCAATGACTCCTGCTTCTAACAGATTTTCTTTCTTTCCTGTCTGTGCATTGAACCCAATATCGTTTTGTATTTCATGCATAATGTCTCCGAATACTTCATCAACATCAACACTGCTATTTGATAGAAGGGCTTTCAGTGGTGCAAACATTGATGCTTTTACCCACCCATGTTCTAGGTCGTTAGTTGCCTTAATGATAGACAGTCCTCCACCGACAATATAACCTCCCTTTAATGCGGCCTTTGTAGCATTGAGGGCATCATCGAGTCTTTCTTTAGTCTCTCTCATTTCAACAGAAGAACCTGCACCAACTTTAATCACGGCTACTCCGCCTTTCAATTTACTAATTCTTTTAGAGATGCTTTCCTTCACCCAATCATTACTACCTAATTCGTATAGTGTTCTTAGGGTTTCTATTCTTTCTTCAACATCTCCCCCATCTCCACCTACAATTGTAGTTTTCAATTGGTCTATTACTACTCGGTCGCATGAACCAAAAGACTCCTCGCTTAATACTCTCAAGTCATCATCGGCTTCATCGGAATAAACTCGACCACCGACGACTGCTGTAATGTCTTTCAATTCATCCAATTGACTATCCCCGTGATTAGGTGCTTGTATTACTCCAATGTCTAAACGACCTTGAATTACATTTGCTAATACATTTTGTAGTGCTAGGTTCTGTAAGTCACGGCATATAATAAATAACGGTCTACCAGCCTTAGCCGCATATTCACATGCAGGTAAAATGTCTTGAAATTTTCTTATGATTTTATTAGTGACAAAGACGAGAGGCTTTTCTAAAAGACAATCCCCGTTGTCTTGGTTAGCAAACAAATGTGTGATGAATCCTTTTTCTAATTCAAGACCTTCTTTAACTTCCATCTCGGTATAGAGTCCGTGACCTTCTTCAACACTAATGACTCCGTTTCTACCTACTGCCTTAAAAACATCGGAAATAATTTCACCAAGTCCTTCATCATTGTTAGATGCAATTGTAGCAATCTTGCCGATGTCTTCATCTTCTACAGGTTGAGACAAATCATCTAAGTTTGCCAACAATGAGTCTCTAGCCGATGTAAGTAAATGCCGAGTGTGTGTTATGTTTTCTAGGGCTTCTGTGGGTATGTTGTTACAAAGAGCCTGTGCTAGAATACAGGCGGTTGTAGTGCCGTCACCTGCTTTAGACTGTGCCTTACTCGCTAAGTTTTGAACGAGTTGAACACCCATTTGAACATAAGGGTCTTTGCTAGATACATACTTGGAGATGGTAACTCCGTCGTTAATAACTACCGGAGGATTCCCCTGTAGTATTGCTGTCCTAGCCTGTGGGCCTAGTGTGGGCTTAACTGTATCAGCCACTAGATTAATGCCTTCAAGGATTTTCTTTCGTGCTTCTTCACCGTGTAGAATCATTCATTCATCTCCTTTTGAGTTCTTACAATCTGCTCTAACCTCGTAATGTCCTCAAGCAAACGCCCGATTTCTTTATCACGCTCTCCTATCATACAGATTCTAAGGTATGCGACTTCCTGTAATCGCTTGACTTCTTCAAGCAGTAGTGGTGCGTCTTCAATCAACAGTTGTTTGGCAATTCGTATCATGTCGTGGTTCTCGTATTTGTCTGTGTCAATCATTCTACCACCCCGTAGATTTCGTGAAACCTAACGAATGTATATTCTCCATATGTGAAGTTTTTGTTTTCAGCATTGTAGCAAACTTTCTTTCCTATCAATGTTTCATCATAAGCACAATCATGTACTACACCAATATTATCTCCTACGGAAATAATGCCGGATGCACTAACTGTTTTGTCTTTCTTTATTACTACCCACTCGCCTACTGACTTCATATTTCTTTTATCGGAGTTAAGAGTATTTAAACCGTCTACTTTCATTTAATCAACTCCTTGGCATTCTTCGCACAAGCCTTGCTTGTTCATGTCCTCTAATGGGTAAGCGAGGGAACACCCTAAGCAATAGCCCATGAGTATTCCTTTCTTTACTCCCTCGATGTAGTCTTCGTCGTGTCCTTCGTATTTGTCTGTGTCAATCATTCGCTCGCCTCCGCATAATCATTCAATTCCTTCACATCATTTTCAAATGTGTATGAATCATTGTTCACCCACAACTCGGCTTCAAACAATTTCTCACGCAACCGCTTGACTTCTGCAAGGAGTAATGGTACGTATTCAATCAACAGTCTGTCATCATCGCTAAGTTCAATCAACGAC